GTCGCCTTCTGCGCTAAAAAAAAGGGCGCATTACGGCTCCCCTTAGATGAATTACAAGATTTACACGCAGCGACAAGGTTATCTAAACTTAAAGGGTTACCGCCTTTTATAATTGGAATTAAATGATCGACAGTATTCGCATCTAATCCGCAATAGTGGCAAGTCCAGCCATCACGATCGAGCACCACTAATCTCTGCTTCTTATAAGTACGGCTCTTACGTGGATCACTGCCTCTGTTCATTAATAGTAACCCTTAGCTTTGAAGAAGGCCCATGCATTACAAGCTGTAGTATAACGCTTATCTATATATTTTAATCCTAAATCTATTTGTTTATATGGGTTACGCTCTTTCATATTGAGCAACTGCGGTATGCCATAAGCAGTACTTTTCTTATTATTACTATTAGGATTCCAGTTACTTTCTTTAGTCCATAACCTTTCTATACATATATATTCTTTATGGTTATTTAATTTTATATGTGTGTAAGTTTTATATATTTCTATTACAGGTGTAGCCGCAATAGCGTTACTACATAGCACGCCCGATAGCATCACTGCGCCTAGCGAGCTTATCGCCTTGCGGCTCGCCCTGCGCGAGTGAAGCGTACTAGCCTCGTCAATAGATAGCACTATAACCGCAGGTCAGACGGGGTGTCGGCTATGAGTTCTACCCCAAGTATGCCGCAGATACCGTTTTTCTTAGCTTCTTGGCACTCTAATACTTTAAGGCCCGGCGGTAGTAATTCCGTAAACTCTAAGAGTATTTTGCCGGTAGTTTTCTTTTTACACTGCCGGCAGTTAAATGTTATCGGTTCCATAGATACTTTTCCTTAGATCTTCTATAGGGAATAGATTATTTTGTGGTATCCAGTGATCGTAATAGGTAGCATGATGATACTTAGGCTTCTTAGCCATGATAATAGGTATCCAGCCTGCTATAGAGTAAACAGGGCCTCTACCTGTAACTAATATAGCTACATCATTTATACGATCTGTAGGCCTTATAACTAAATGCCCATCGGCGTACTTGGTCCATTTAACTTCTATGCGAGCGCCTATATCCGCTTCGCTTTTAAAGGTGTTAATAGTAGGAGTAAAGTTTTTAATGCCTAGATACTGCGCTACTGCTATCTCTGCTCCTACTGCTTCTGAACACTCAGCTATATATTCATGGTAACTAATAGATTTATTACCTCTACTAGCATGATCTGGCCGGCCGTTTATTTCGATAATACGCCGGAAGCCGATAGCGTGAGCTTCGACTTCTTGCGCATGATCGAGAATAACCTTTACTGCTTGCGGCACTTGGAGCAGATCCATAGGATTACCTGCCTATCTGTATCGTTAAGTACTTCTATGCCTTTACCACCGATAGGACTTTGTAAAGTATTGCACTTATCGCACCATGCAGCAGGAGTTACAGATCTTAATTCACCGCCTTCTAATCTGGCGACTAATCCGTCTTTTATAATCTCTACGTAGCCCATCAAGTATTACCTAACAGCATATCGTCCACGTCTGCACCGGACTTAGGCGATACTGTAAAAGCAGGCTTTACAGGTGGCACCCATTTACCATTGGCATTTAATTTATACCATTGTGAATCGCAGCCGCTAGCCTTACCCATAATGCAGGTATAGCCGTAGTAATCTCGCCCGTTTTTAGATCCTTGCTTTAGGGCCATTACTCCATGATTACAGATAGGAGCCTTTTCTATTTCGCCAGCGCCCATACTTTCTGATATATCGGCTAACTGTTGAGCTAGTGGTACTACAGGCTTTGAAGCCGGTGCATAATCAGACTTTATAGGTTCATGGCTTAGGCGTTGGACCTTTTCCATATCCTCTTTGGTAGGCCTTTTATCTACAGCTAGTAAAAGTCCGGCACATCTTCCGTAGCTGCTAGTAATACAGTTTTCTACCCAAAAATCTTTATTTACGCCACGATCAGACCTAAATTCATAGGCTACATCGACGGCGGCAGCGTTTAGATCGTTTATATCTCGATAGATTTCAGTAACGGCATACACATAACCTTTATCGTGATCGATCTTTAACTCCCTTATGTTAAATCTGTTCATAGGGTAATTATCGTGCACCCTTTTTATCCTTGAGGCCGCTCCTTCGTAATCATTTATATTAAACATTTTGAGCCGCCCTTTCTGCTGCTTTCGCCTGCATTAACTTTCGGCCAGTTTCCATCTGATCTACTAGCGGCCACACTGATCCATCTGCCATAGTAGAAATATCTGCTCTATGAGTTTCGCAGTATGCTCGCTCATTTTGTTTACCTAGATGAGTTTCAGATATGCAAATTATTACAGCTTGTACTTTAGCTTTCGGGTGCCAGTCGTCTTTTAGCCTGCCCCATTGAGCCTTGCAGTAATCGCAGTACCTACCTACCGGTGCCTTAGTTATCATAAGACACCTTCTTACGCCATTTCGCTGAGTTTAATTGCGCCTCACGCTTTCCATCTTTGTAACCGATGGAGTAGAAGTAACTTGCCACGCATACGGCCAGCATTAAATAAACCGCATATTCTATATATTGCATTTTAGCCCTTACTATCGATAACCCGACGTTACCGATAATAGAAGGGTAAAGGCTTGTACCGACAATTAGCAAGGACCGACACGCGATTAATCCCTATGTAGCATCATTTCGTACACAATTTCTACTTTTTCTTCAAGCCTATTTACGGCATCTTTCATCGAACTACCTGAATTTTCTTTAAGCTCTACTAGGTAATGCTTTACCAGCCACCGGATCGAGCTAACATAGGCCACTGTTATCGTGCAAAATGCCACGAATATGCCAGCCCAGTCCGATGCGTTCATTTACTTAGTTCGGCCAAATTCTGTAGCCGAAATATCTAACCATTTTAAGGCTGGTCCTACGAAGCCTGAAAGCAGTGCATACGCCAGAATTTTAGGATCTGTCGTACCTGCCATGTATAAAGCGCCGGCCGAAGCTAGCGAAGCCCTAAGCCATGATAAAAACATTTGCTTATATTTCATGTTTTAGTCCTAACTTGATTATTAACGCTGAGGCTCTCTCAGGCGTTAAATCTATTTCAAAATGCATTTCGTCCTTTCGGTGTAAATAATCGCCGCCCCATCGTAGGCCATATTTTTTAGCTAAAGCTTTAATCATTGGTACTTTTTCCGGTGGAAAAGTGCCTATAACATTTAAAGGGTGTTTAGGGGCGTTAAGGTCGATCGCACTGCCGGAGCTGTGATTACTAAGCTTTTCAGTTTGTCCACGAATAGGGCGAAATGCGTAGCCCCAGTCGTCGAGTGCGCCTTCATCTATCGGCTCTATTAACTTATGAAATTCAGCAGCGAAACCGATCAATAAGGGAGCGCAGGCGCTAGCGCATCGTAATTTAATCTTCGTACCCGGTACTAGATAGCTTTTAATATCTATCTCGGCTGGATCTTTAGAGGCTTTCCAACCGTTATGAGAAGTAAGTTTTAACTGAGTAGTAATGATGCTTCTGCCTCAGTTATTCCGAGCTTAGTTAGCAGTGCGGCTTTAGCTGTAACCTTAGCTGCTTTGTCTGCATCTTCTTCGGCCTTCTGCTCTGCGTAAGCGATAGCCATAGCCTCACGCTCGGTTACTTCTTCGGCAGTTAATTCCACCTCAGTAGTTTCACCTGTTGAGCAATTTACTATTATTTTAGTTGCCATTGTTTTTCCTTTCATTATGCGTTGGATATTCCATATAGGTAAGCGGTTGAGTATTGAACTGCAAGATAAGAACCTGCGCTTAATTTAATTGAAGTAATAGCGGCAGTATTAGACCATAAACCAGCCTCAAAATTAGTATAAGCCTGAGTAGCATTGTTTTCAGTAACACCATCTAATGATATAGATTTGTAATTACTGCCAGCATAATTAGGGATATAAAACTCCCAGTTACCAAAGGTGTTAGCAGTTGCCCCAGCACCAGGTTGTCCTAATTGTTGAATAGATGCACCGCTAAAAGTTTGTGATATAACAGAACTGCCATCACCTCGTAACTGTCGCTCTGAATAACTAGAAGTATTGTTATTGAAAGTTAATACAAACTCTTCCATTGTTGCGGCAGACCTACTACTCCTACCACTTAATTTAACTAATAAATCTGTATAAGTAGCAGGTATAGAAGTAAATTCTATACTGGCACTACCGCCTGACCCTACTGTAACACTTGAAATTAAAGTATATGTATTAGCCATTATGCTGCCTTAATTCCGTAGAGTGTAAAGGTTGAGCCTGAATTAAAATTACCGCCACTTTCCATAAATAATGAAATGTTGGTAATAGCAGATGTATTGCGCCATAAATTAACAACAGCATATAAATTAACATTAGGATTATTTATTCTAGCCAGTGAACTTTTGTAAGTTGTTGTATTTGAATAATTTTGTATTTGTATTATTGCATTTGTTTCTGTGTTGTTACTACAAAACCCAAAACGCATAGCAGTACTATTACTTGACCTACCAGATGTAGCCGTACTTCCATTTCCAACAATTTGAGTAAAAGAATAATTACTACCTGTGTCAGAATTAAATTGTGCTCTTATTTGGTCACTTGCAGTAGTAGAATTACCAGCAGCAATTATAAAAACTAAATCAGTATAAGCACCACTAATTGTGCTAAATGTAACTGTTGCCGCCGCACTACCTAAAGTATTAGTTGCTATCTTTTCATATGTTGATGCCATTATGACCCCTTAATTCCGTATAGGGCGAATTGGGAATATTGAGCAAAATCATTACCAGTAGTAGCAAAAGTTATTGAACTAATTACTGGCTGAGATGAATACAACATACCGCTAGATAATTGAATAATACCATCGCCGTTATTATCGTAACCACCTAATGCTCGTACCACTTTATTTTTATTAGTATTTGTGTAATCTAAAATATCCCAAACAACAGCACCAAACACTCCGCTTGTTGCGTTTGCACCTGCACCTACTGACTGAATTGACTCAGTTGTACCACCAAAGGCCGAAGCCGAACTTCCATTACCTCTTAAAGCGTGTGCCGAATAATTACTTGCCTGAGTTGTTATGCCATTAAAATACATTAATACGCCAAAATTAGCCGCCGCTTGTGTGCTTCTTACAATACACCTAACTTGTAAATGCGTATAGGTAGCAGGTATAGAACTTAAAGTAACAGTTGCACTTCCACCTGAGCCTACTGTTGTAGTTGCTATGGATTCGTAACTATTTGTGGAAGCCGCCACACCGCTAGATAAACTGCCGAATATTGTATTAAGCAATTCCGCCTACCACATACCAAGCATCGGTAGCAGTCTTAATGCATACGGCTGTTTTATATTGAGCAAGCGTTGGTGATGCTGCTGTTGCACCTGCACTTAATACTGTAGTAGTAGCTGGTGTTACTGCACTAATTGTGCATGATCCGGCACCTATATTTAATATTGTTATAGCAGTACCGACTGGAAACGCTACAGAAGCATTAGTAGGTATTTTAAATGCTATAGCTGTAGCTTTATTCATTAATTCTAATACTTGATATTGGTCGGCTAGTACTGCTGTGTAGTCTGCTGTATTGGCAGTACCTACAGTAAAGGTTACTAAACCATTAAAAGTAGCTGCTGTTAAAACATCGCCAGTTACGGCTGGTAATCCTGTTGCCATTTAATTACTCCTTAATAAGATAGTACATTTTGACCTAAGACACCGTAATCTACGTTGCCAATTATAAACCCATCAATAACATTTTCCAGTGTAGTGAAGGTAGTTTTCCAGTTATTCGGCGATATATTCATACGTACCCCGAAAATTTGTAGAGTTTTTTCTAGCAAGGATCCGCCCGGCTGAGTGGTAATTACAGTAATTGGATCGAAAAAATCAAGATCTAAAGCTGCAATTATGCCTGTATCGTAATTAGGCGTGTATAGATCTAGGACTATGGCATCGCATCGGATACTAGTTTCCGCTCTACTGGCGGTATAGGCTAAAGCGTAATCTAGCGCTACGGAATCTGTCTGCATAAGTAAATTATCTTGAAAGTAACTATGTAAAAAATATTTAGCAATACTAGCCGCATTTTCGGCTACTTGCGGTGTGCCACCTGTCCTAGTAATAGTAGATTTATTGAATATAAGTGTGTCGTTAAGAATCCAAGCAGCATTAAAATAAAGAATACCCGTACCATTATCTGCGAAAACTGTAGGCGTACCACCAATAGATGAAACAGTTAATAATCGGTCCTGAAACACGAAAGAGCCGGTAGCATCTACATATAGCGCCCCGTATTCGGACGTAGCTACAGTAGTTAATGCTTGCAGCGCTGTTCGATTAGTACCGGGATCTGCCTGCATAGTAGTAAGTCCAGCATCTACATCGCGCATAGTGGCAGGCCAGTCGATTTCGTCTAATATCTGATTAATGCGAGTGCCTGATAAGTTGCCTGCAGTAGCGCCTGTAACAGTACTTATCTGGGCTAACTGCGCAAGCCTGAAAGCATCTACAGCTTGTATTGTAGTAATGGCTAAATCTGCGCCGGCCTGCTCTGGGTAGGTCGTAACATAACTGGTAATAAATCCCGAAAAGATGGGATAAATAATTCCGCCATAAGTAGCAGTAATCTGTACTTTTTTCATAGGTGTTAAAACCTCATAGTAGGGTGAGGCTGGATTAGTTGGGTTGAAGTCGCCATTTTGATCGTACAGACGTAAAGTAAGCGCGCCTGTTTGAAACTGATCCGATAGGGCAGTACGGCCTCGATTAGTTTCTATAGTACTTACTTGATTTGATACATCTACAATTACAGAGGCAGAATCAGCGAATACGTTTGTACCGAATATAGCTTGTCCGATTATTGCAGCCTGAGCAAAACTAGGCCCAGTGCTAAAATTAATTACCGCATTTATTACTGGTAAAGTCATTACGGTAATCCGCCGTTAGGTGCAGTGCTATATCCGCTTCGGTTAGCGATCTGGATACTTTCGGCCATAAGTTGAGCAAATCTATCACCGGACGGTGAATCAATTCTTAAATTTACATCTACTGACCTATTACCACTTTCTCTAGCTCTTTCGGTTGCAATTTGTGAAACGTTCATACCTGCATAAGAAGATGATCCTGCTAATCCGACTGCTAAATCTTGGAAGTAACTAGCCGGTAATGCAGCTCTCGCAGGCGATGATCCAGCAGCAGCAGTACTGGAAGGTAAACCAAATTGAGCGTTAATTAACTCTATTTGAGCATTAATTCTATTAATTAAAGATCTAACCTGTATTAAAGCAAATTCTGTAATACTCTTACCAGCCGCCGCCGCTTGCTCTGCAAGTTTTCTTAGAGCCTCTGCAGCTTCCATTTCTGCTAATATTTTCTTAGCCATTGCATCGTTATTATCTAATATTGCTAACTGCGCTTTTAGTTTTAATTTAGTTTCTTCATCGGTTGCTTGATTAAGAGCAGACATTAAACCTATGCGTTCTAAGTCAAATTTCTTACGTAATTCTTCTACGTTCTTATTTTCTAAAGCGTTTTTCTTCTGTAGTAGTAATAATTCTGCAGCCTTAGCCTTCGCTAATTTATCTTCTGTCTGGAATCGTTTAGCATCTATACGCCCGGCGCTACGCTGTTTATTAGCATCTAAAGGCGCCATAGGTCGCTGCTTAGCACCATAACTTGATGCCAAATATAGCAGCGGATTCGCTATTTTTAATAAAGTTTCAGTACTGACTTTATCTAGCCCTGTTACTTTATCGAGTTTCTTTATTAGTGCAGCCATACCGAAAGCTGCATCGGCGATAGTTTGTGCGAAGTACTCCATATCATCGGCTGCATTTTGTATAGAGTTATCTTTAGATAATAAAGTTAAAGAATCTAATAAACCCTTACCTATAATTTCTTTCGCATTTTCCGAAGCTACTGTTAATAGGTCCATCTTTCCAGCATAAGTAGATAATCTAGCTGCTGACTGGCCCGAAAACTTATCGTTAAGTTCGGCCATAATTAAATTCATATCACCTGTTTTTAATAATGTTTTACTAAGGCCTGCACCTAACCTACTTAGCCCAGTGGTATTACCTGAGTATCCACGTGTTAATGCTGCGCTAACTTCGGAAAGTGATTTCCCTGTAGCAGCGCTTATATTTAATGCAGTATTTAGAGCTTCTTGGCTTTTAGTAATTGATCCAGTTACGGTTAATAATTGTTGAAAGGCTGGACGTAATTCATCATCTAATACCCCTGTAGCTTTTTGAAGATTAGATATATACAGCTCTACGCCCGGTGCGCTAAATTGATAGCCCGTATTCTTTAACTGTTGCTCTAATGACTTGGCGGCTTTCTCATCTGCCATAAACGCTTTAACTGCTGTTTTACTAAAATTAGTTAATGCTCTAGCGCTGAAAGCTGCAGCAAAAACTTTAGCAAAACTTTTTATACTTTTTTCAAAAAAAGATACTTGCTTAGTAGCCTGCTTTAAACCTTTATCATTAAAGGTAGATAAAATACTAAATAAAATATTAGCCATTTACGGCCTGCCTAATTTCGGTGCGCCTTTGAAAAGTAGTAGCAGTTTTCTCTAAGGCTTTTAATATATGGCCCATAGCCTTACCCTGCTCTTCGGCTGCAGCTCTAAATATTAAGCGGCCCTTCTGCTTGTAACCTTTATTATTACCGACCATACCTTGCGGCCTAGCATTTACTAGACCCGGCATAGCTGCTATAAATTGTGCGCCTGCATTGGGATTAAGTGAGTGCGAAATTTCTTTATTATTTACATCTGCTTGTAAACCTATCCACGCTGCACCGTTAGGATTTTTACGTCCTGCTGTTTCATAGATAGCGCCGGGCGCGCTGTTATTAGATACATAATTATTAGCTGACCAGCCTTTACTATTACGCTTATTAGCGCCTGCGCTGTATTTAATACCTTCTATTACCTGCTGCTGATTATATTTAGGAAAGGTCCGGTATCTCATTGGGCCAATTAATCCAGCCGATTTAGTCCAGCCTGATAAAACTGCACTATCAGCAGGAGCGTAGCCTCTAGCCTTATCCCTAATTGGAATCATAGCTGCGCGGATCTCGCCCTGTACTTCTTTTAATAAATCTTTATCTACTAGACCTAAAGCTTTTTTCATCTCTTTAATGCCGCTTACGTTTACTGGCATTTCTGATCTCCTTAGCTCTATCGCTTAAAACTTGAACAATAGCTTTAAGCATTTCTGGATCCATATTTATAAACTCTTTAGGCGCGATACCAGTTTCTACGGCAAGTGAAGCCACCGTATAATGCAAGCTCTCACGCCCTAAAGTTTTTTTTCGTCCTCTAGTACCTCTACAGATTCCAGACTATCTACAAATTCATTTAGAGTTAATGGAGTAACTACGCCTGCCCTGCGGCAACACTCGAAAGCCAGAAAATAGATCTCACTCTGTCTTTCAAAATCCCGAAGCATCTTAGATATTCCGGAGCCGTATTTAGTTTCAAAGGCCATTTCAACGGCTGGAGTTATTTTGTGCTCAGTTACTTCGCCGTTAGCCCTTGTGATTTTTAGCCTTGCCATTAGATCCCCTTAGAACGCTACAGAAGTAGATACGGTTACTGTTGAATTAACAGTAAAAGTTATATTAGAACTGGCTGTATCTGCGACGGATCCTGTACCTACTGGGGTTAAATTATTTACCAATATTGAAAATTGATAAGTAGGATTAGTAGCGCTTACTGCAGTACCTTTAACAGTAATCATAGATACTGAAATAGTCTGGCCATATACTGCCTGTAAAGTAGTATTGACCTGAGAAGCTGCCCAGTCATTGAAAAACTCCAAAGATAATTGTGCGGCCTCTAAACCTTTTACGAAAACATGGCTGTTATTTCCCTGACTAGTTACTTCTAATTCGTCGAAGGTTTGTGTTAAAACTGCGCTGCTTACGTGATCGCTGATATCAATAGATGGAGTAGTAAGTGCGCCAGCAGTGGCTAACTTAATTCCAACATTATTATTTAAATAAATTGCCATAGTTATTCCTCGTCTTTTTCTGTAGGTGCTGCTATCGGTTTACTTGCTTTCGGTGCATCTTTTATCTGGCCTGTCTTTATTAAGAAGGCTATTGCTTCTGCTTCTGTGGTCATTGTTTAACTCCAACTCGTAAGGATATTAACGGTTAATTTACAAATTAGAAGATCTCCACTGGCCGCCGTAGTGATGGAAGGGGCAGAGATACTACTAACGTTATAGACTAAACTGCCTGAATATAGTTTAGTGAATACTGCTACTATAAAAGTTTCCATGCCGGCTAAGTTACCTTTATTGTCGAAAGCCGGTACTGCTATAAGAATATCAAAATTAGCCATAGGTGAAATATTTATTTGAGAATTATTACTCGGCGTAATATAAGGATCGCTAGGAGTTATCGTAACTGAATTAGCCAATAATTGAGGTGCAGGGTAAGCGAACGTGCTCCATACTCCGGCATTAGCTAAAGTATTAGCTAGTGTCGTACGAAGAGTAGTTATCGCTGCAGGCATTAGCCGACCAGTGAAGAAGGATTAGCGTAAGGTTGAATTAAACCTCTGATCCGATTTATCATTTGGTAACCGAGCCTATAAGGTGATGCTGATACTCCGTCCATACCATTACTTGCCATTGAAGTCTGCCGGGCCTGCCAAATATCCACGCTTAGAATCATGCTAGCTTGACGGATAGCTGGCGTGTTCGCGTAGCTGGCTGCTTTGTGATCTGGCCCGGTTGCCGTACCGTAAGGCAGTACACGATGGAAAGGGTCATCGGCTGCCGTTTTCGAATATTGTATAAAAGAATAACCAGTAGGAAAATTTGTTATAGCCCAATTCCACCAGAAAGCCGGAAGAGTATTAGTAGTGCCTGTAGAAAAAGGGATAGTGCCAGTTAAAGTATAAGTCCCATTATAGGTAGCTCCTGCAGCAGAAATAGACACGCTTTGACCAGTTACAAATATTCCGGGATTAGCAAGCATTACAGTAGCGACATTATTAGAAATAGAAGTGGCTACTATTGGGGCAGTGTTAAACCATAGATACTGATTTAATAAATCCTGCGCAGCTTGTGTACACTCCTCGACTACAGAATCCGGGTACAAGGTGCCAATTCCCAAATTGTCGCGTAATTCTTGCATGGTCGTATATGTACTTGGCATGGCTACCCCTTTCTAATAGCTCTCTAGGGCTAAGGGCTACTAAGCCCTAGAGATTATTTAATTGATCTAACTTATTAGGTTAGGTTGAACGTACGTACGCCTCTAGTCATAGTTACAAGCGGTGCCATAAATCCATAAATTGCCACCTGAACCTGCAGATTTGAAACTACATTAACGCTCATGTATGCCGTTGGGGATTCAAAAATTGTTACGGCTTCTGGCACGATAATAAATGCAGATCCATCGATAGTAGTAGAAGGTAGATCGACGTCCACACTGAAATTAAGGCCTAAAACATTTCCTTTAATTCCGGTAGGTGAAGCTACACCGCCAGCGTTCATCGGATATTGAGCGTTAAATATTGGGCGGCCAGTAGTATCTACGGCGCCTAATAGTGTGCTCCAGTGTGAAACTCCGCCTACATAATTTTGCGCGAAGTATGAAGTACCTGAATACGCCGCTACTGGCTCAGTTGAAGCGTATGAGATTAATCCTGCTGCTGTTGCTGCTGTAGTAGCCGCATTAGTTGAGTTAGCAGTTAGGTAAGTAATTGCAGCAGCGTTAGTAGCCTTTAAATAGGCTCGCTGTAACTGCAGTGTGAGCTGGTCATAAAATGCTGGACCAGATCTTTCTATTAGCTCTATCGACATGGTATTCATGCCAGCGTACTTGGCCACTGTTGCGGTCATGTACTCAGTTACCATGCCGGTATTTTGTACTGCGCCTGCTTCTGCTTCTACAGTTACTACAGGTGCTACACCATTTCCGCCACCGGCACTCGTTACAAGTGTTGGGACTATTACGTTCATACCTTCAGAAGGTAAAGTGGCTTTAGTACAAGCATCAATAGTACTACGTCCGAAGTTTGTATTAGAAACTACGTTACGTAGGTACTGATTTGGAGAAAATGCAGGATTTGTACTGAACGAATCGTCTGCGGCTTGTACCCATAATTTAGATTCATCATTACCTAATGAAGCTTTAATTTTGTGCTCTGTGTAACGGCCCATAGAAGTAATACCGTGTCTTACAGTTTGTGAATTATATGGAGCTGTAATTATTGGGCGTGCGGCTTCTACAGTTGGAGTAGTAGCTTCTGCCGGTGTATCTGTTGGCTCTGGAGCTTTTACGTCCAAGATAGCC